AAAACTAGGGCCATCTCGTAAGGGGTGGCCTTTTTTTGTTATCTTTGTGATGACATGATAAACACGGTTAGAAATACTGTTATGGCTATCCTTAATAAGGATAACAACGGTTACATTACACCGGAAGAGTTCAACCTATTCGCCAAACAAGCGCAGCTTGAGATATTTGAGCAGTACTTCTACGACTACACCAACTGGGTGAACAAAAGAAATGGAAGGTTGGCTAATGACGGTTATTCAGACATTCAGAAAAACATAGCAGAAACAATTGATACATTTTCTACATCTAGCAATCTATCGTACTCTGTCGCTAATCAATCGTTTGCCCTTCCTAGTGATTGGTACTACATTAATGTTGTATTATACGGCACTAAAGAAATTGAATTTGTGGCCCAGAACAAGGTGATGAACTTGCTAAACTCTAACATCACCGCACCGACTGTAGCCTACCCCGCATACTATCAAAAAGGAAATGATATTAAAGTTTACCCCACGACCATCCAGAGCAACGTCAGCTCGTTGTATGTTCGCTACCCTGTTGATCCTAAGTGGACATATACTGTCGTGGCAGGCTCGCCTATATTCAACCAGTCAGCTGTTGACTATCAAGACTTTGAGCTTCCGGAAAGCGCACAAAACGACCTAGTGTACAAGATTTTGTCATACTCTGGGGTTAATCTTCGCGAAGCAGAGGTTGTACAATTCGCTACCGGATCTGACAACACTGAGCAAACTAAGCAAAGCTAATGGCATACATAACTAATCAAGCATACTACTCGGACCCCAACAACAGCGGAGAGTACCAGTATGTCAGCCTGTCTGACATAGTGAACAACTTCATGCTTATGTATGTTGGCGACGACAAATTAATAGGCGTTACAAAGAGATACAACGTGTTGTTCCACGCAAAGCGTGCAATACAGGAGCTTAACTACGACGCGGCAAGAAACGTAAAGGTGCTAGAGCTTAATGTTGGAGAAGACCTCAAGTTGGTCCTTCCTCCAGACTACGTTAACTACGCAAGGATTTCTATGGAAGTAGAGGGCACTCTGTTTACTCTCAGCGAGAACATGAGCGTCAACTACGCACAGTCTTACTTAAAAGATTCTAGTGACAACATACTGTACGACCATAACGGTAGCGTTATCACCGGGACGTCAGAGCTTGACATCAAGAGAATTCAAGGATATCCACAGACATTGTTTACAGGAGAGGGCTGGGCAAACGGGCGTTGGGGATGGAACATCGATGACTACTGGTACTTCAATTACAGCTTTGGTGGATACTTTGGTTTGAACTCAGAGGTTGCTAACGTTAACCCAACATTCAGAATTGACAAGGCCTCTGGCGTAATCAACTTCAGCTCTGGTATGAGCAACAGACTTGTCGTGATTGAGTACATCTCTGATGGTCTTGAGAACGGCGACGACGACGCAGTTAAGGTAAACAAGTTGGCAGAAGACTTTATTTATAGCTACATCAAGTGGGCTATCTTGAATAACAAAGTGGGAGTGCAAGAGTACATTGTACGTAGAGCAAGAGAAGAAAAGTCTGCAATGCTTAGAAACGCTAAGATCAGACTTTCTAATATCAAGCCCAATCGTATTTTGATGGTATTGAGAAATCAAGGAAACTGGATCAAGTAATGGAATTAAAGAGAAGCCTAGTAGCTGGTATAATGAACAAGGATCTGGACGAGCGCCTGATCCCTGATGGACAATACAGAGATGCAATGAACGTAACCGTCGGCACGTCCGAGGGTTCTGACGTTGGGGCTCTGTCGAATGAGCTTGGTAATACCAAGATGGGCAACTTGCTTGTTGCTGCTAGAACTTTTTCTGGTAACTCAGGTTTAAATCTTGATGACGCAAAAACAATCGGCGCCATATCTGTTCCTGCTGAGTTTTTGATATTCTGGTTCGTAAAGTATTCTGGTGGAAGCATTGTAGCATCATACAACGAGCTTACTGGCTTAACTTCTGTGATTGCGATGGACACAAGGGTGGGTGCTGCAAACGTTCTTAACTTTAACACGCAGTACTTAATCACCGGTGTAAATTATATCAGTGACTTGTTGTTCTGGACGGACGGATTGAATCCGCCACGCAGAGTCGACACAAAGACATACTACCCATACAACAACTTTACAGAGGAGGATATCAATGTAATAGTAAAGCCACCGTTGACGGCTCCTGTTATTATTCCCCCAGACCCATTGCAAAACAATCTTGTAGAGGCAAATAATATGACCGACAAGTTCTTGTACTTCTCTTACAGGTACAAGTACCAGAACAATGAGTACAGTGCGCTGGCTCCGTTCTCTGAAGTTGCGTTTTCACCAGATGACTTTCAGTACGATTATGGCACTGGAGCAAACAAGTCAATGGTTAACAAGTACAATTATGTAGACATTTCTTTCAATACTGGGTCTGATTTAGTAAAAGAAATCCAGTTGGTTTTTAGAGACTCTTCTAGTTTGAATGTGAATGTTATTGACAGCTTCAACAAGCAAGATGTAGAATCTGGAAGGGTTAGTTCGGTGAGTTATAATTCTTTGACAGGTGTTGCTACTTTTCAGTCGTTCTCAAACAATAAGATTTACAGCGTACTTCCCACTAGCCAACTGACACGTTTGTTCGACAACGTTCCATTGAAGGCAAAAGCACAGGAGCTTATTGGCAGCAGATTGATTTATGGAAACTATACACAGTTCTATGACATAGTAGACATTGCAGGAGGAGCTATTACCATGAACTATGGTGTTGATGTAGTTCCAGAGAGCAAGTTGTCAACAAACTATGTGATTGGAAGTCCTGTGAAGACAATGCGAAGCGATAGAGACTATGAGGTTGGTATCTCTTACGTTGATGCATATGGAAGGATGAGTACAGTGCTTGCGTCTGTAGACAACTCTGTATACATTGGTCCAGAAAACTCTGACACAGGAAATAAGTTATTGCTTACAATTAACAATGAAGCCCCCGCATTTGCTACTAAGTATCGCGTAATGATCAAGCAAAACAAGGGTGCCTATTACAATATATATCCAACGATATTCTATACGGACGGTCCATTTGTTTACATGTTAATCAATGAGTCTGACGTAGACAAGGTAAAGGCTAACGATTATATTGTAATCAAGTCTAACCCTGTTGGCATTACATACAGCGCTGAGCAGTACAAAGTTCTTGAAGTGGTTGTAAAAGAAAAAAATTTCTTAAACAATCCATCAAAGCCCAATCTGTCTGGTGTGTACTTGAAGATTAAAGTAAATAGCAATGTTGCATTTAATGAAGACAATTTATTTACATACAAGGTTACTGCCACCAGCAAAACTGGAGTTCCTAAAAAGATAGGCGCCTTTGATAATTTTTCTTGCGAATTTTCTAACATAAACCCGCTTACATTAAGATTTGCTACCATTGAAACTCCTATTTTTTATGGCAGCGGAGTAAACGATCTTGGTATTGAGAACAATAAAAACTGGGTAAACAACTTTGGTAGAAAAGATATAAGATTCACATTAACCATCGACGGCAAGAACACGTATAAATATACAATGTTTGGATCGTCTAAGGTTATAGAGTCAAACGTTGCAATTACTGGCGGTATTCAGTATTTGAAAGATGATACAAATACAAATGTAGTAGCCATTAGATTCTCTAACTTATCTGGACATGTTATCAATGACTCGTGGAAGATAAATTGTCGATCAGTTGGTGGCTTAAACTATTTTGGAGATAGGACTATTTTTGCTGGTGGAGCTGCATCAAATACGGCTGGTATTGGATCAGATCCAATGGGGTCTTGTGCTATAGTTCCTGGGTCCTTAGAAAATGACGAAGATCTAGAAATAAAAGCTGGTGCTATAATAACCTTCAGCATAGATGAATCAAAAGTAGTTGGTGCTTCCAAGCAGCCACAACAAACATTTATATCTTCGTCAAACTATGCAAATATTGAGGAGTGGTTTATTGAGGACAATGCTTACTCAAATTTTGTAATGTTGGCGGATGGACAAAACAAAGGGTACAAGAGCATATTCTTTAGAAGGTCAAAAGATTACTTCGTAAAAGATGGAATGAATTCTAGCACTCAGTCAAAAGACGGAGCTGTAAGAATGTATATTATTGGATACGGTAATACCCCTGCAACAAATGGCACCAAGTGTGATCCATCTACAATTACCGTGGACTTTACAATTACACAGGTTGAAGAGCCAGTTGTTCTTGAGACGGTTCCAAACTCTAGCGACGCAGACATCTATCATGAGGTAGCCACCTTTGATGTTGTTAATGGACTTCACGGTGGAAACATAACTACACAAACAAGAGCTGGCGCGGGGTCTACCAAGAAGTCGGCTGTTGTTCAGCTGGATAATGTATACAATGCATTTTGCTTTAGAAATGGCGTAGAGAGCGACAGAATCAGAGACGACTTTAATGGGTCTTTGATGCAGTACAGCCCACGCGTGTTGTCTACTATTGAAAACTACGAGCAAGAGCAGGTAACAAACGGATTAACATATAGCGGCGTATTTAGAGAAGACACTGGAACCAATAGGCTAAACGAGTTTAATTTGTCTACAGCCAACTTCAAGTACGTGGATCGTTTTTTTGGTGGCATCCAGAAGCTTTATGCAAGGGACACCGACTTGGTGGTATTCCAAGAGAATAAAGTATCTGTAGTTTTGTACGAGAAAAACTTGATAAGCGATTCTGTTGGTGGAGGATCTATTGTTAGCGTTCCAGAGGTTTTAGGCAAGCAAATCGCATTCCCAGGAGAATACGGAATTAGCCTGAACCCAGAGAGCTTCGCTGTATGGGGTGGAAATTTGTTCTTCACAGACGCTAGACGCGGTGTGGCCTTGTCGATGACTGGAAACGCAATACAAGAGATATCCATGCAAGGAATGCGTGATTGGTTCAAAGACCTATTCATCGCTGGAATCAATAGGCAAAAGATTGGCGTGTTTGATCCGTATAACCAAATGTATGTGTTGGCGTCTAACGACGATACGGCATCTGCATGTGAATTGACTGTTACGCCTTCTTCTTTGGTCGTTGACAAGGCTGGCCAAACTAAAAACATTTTCGATATTCAGTCTAACTCTGGTTGGGTTATTACAAATATACCAGCATGGATGACCGTATCTCCATCTAGCGGAACAGGAAACCAAGACGTAGAAGCAGATATTGCTGTTAACAACACTGGGGTGTCTCGTACTGCTACACTTACAATTACTGCATCTTGTGGACTCGTAAGGACGTTCACAATCACACAGACAGCTACTGTTATAAAGCGTCGTTCTGCATTTGTTGTTGGAGATCCTAAAGAAAGTGGTAAGGTAGGAAGCCAAAAATACAACTACACGGGTTCTGGAACACTTGGATACGAGTTCAATGACACCATATTTAAACCAGTCGATGTGGCGTTGTTTGATACAACTTCAGAAGTTTCTGGAACAAATGGCGTGCCTGCGCCTGGATCTACGGTGACTGTTTATGCATACAAAGACAACGTATCGTCTTTAAACGCAGAGCTAAACCCATTCATTCCGTCTACCGGAAACAAGGTATACTATCTGGTATCTAACACCGAATATACTCAAGAAGACTACGCTACGGTAATCGCACTTGGAACGCCAATTACAATGTCGTTGGTAGGGTCGGAGTATAGCGGAACATTTGTGTACACAGCTCCATCTAATGAGCTTTACTTGTACTTGGTATGGGATTATAGGAATACTGTGGCATGTGGGTCGTCTGTATCATACAGCGGAGAGGCTACCACTACGCCTACGATTGTAAATATGGGCGCATCAAACGGACGGGTTTCGTTTACATATAATGCACAGTCTACCCCAGACAGGTTTGTAG